CCTCAAGTATCGTGCATTGCACCACTTGGAGTTTTTGAACATAGTGAACAGTTCTTCACTCGTGTGTTCACAAGGAAGACCTCTTCCCCCCAATTCGGGAGGGAAAAACGACATCGGAGAACTAGCATCAATGAAATCATTCATGCGATAGGTCCATCTTCCTACCAATCCGGAGGAGATGGCTCCGTAAAAGCCGTTGAGCCAGGACAGCCTCTTTTTGATTTGCTGTCCTTTTCCGAGAGCGGGATCCCCGTCATCGGATGCTACGCCTTCATGCTGTTTACCACATGGCGAGAACAGCCTGACTTTAAGAGCATCAATAAATATTGAGTTCTTATATTTTACTTTGGAGAATAGTTTCACTCCTTTGTTACTTAAGGCGATTTCTGGGTTTCCCGCAGGGAAGAGTAAAAACTCTTCACAGAAGCGGGAAGCATACCTGCTAACCTGCCAAGTCCCAACTAATAGGCCGGTCAATTCGAGGTTGCGCTTGAACCTATTTAGGTATTCAAGTGTACCCAGTTCAATTATGTCATCTCCAGCAGATCTGCCAAACCATTGTTTGGTGTTCTCTGCGTAGGGATGTAATTGAATAGTTGCGCTAGTTAGTTCTTTCCCGTGCTTCAATTGAAGTATTGACAAACATCGAGCCATTCGGACGAATAATGTCAGTGCACCTTTGGTGCCGGGATCACCCATCAGGACTCCATTCTTACTATAGTAGGAACTGAGCCTGGTGTCCTCGTCTTCCTCACTTGGGGGGAGGACAAGCCTAGAGCAACATAAAACTTCGATTGACAGCGTAAGGAAAGGTGTTAATACGCCCGCACCCTCTAGATATTTCTTGAGGACCTTTTCCGCTAGTCCGGAGTTTATGAAGTCTGAAGCAGATTTCATATCTCCTTTGAGGATCCGATAATTATCGCCCCATTCGAAGTTAGACTTATGGAGGTCGTGAGCACACTGAAAGCCCATGTTATCGGCTTTCAATCCGGTCTTTGAGTATTCACTTTCAGACATTAGACCTACCAAGATGTGACCTAAAGGGGCAAGGAGAACGGTCATCCAAGCTTTTGCTATGGTGATGTTCCGTTTCTTGCACCCTGGCTCTCCAATCAATCCTGTAAATACAGGAGGTGGTTTTAAGGGGTTGACTTTTAAACCGTTTCCATCCTTAAACGGTGAACCTATAAGGTAGCCATCCTCTATGCCGGTCTCAATAGACCACTGAAGAAGTTGATATCCCAATTGAGAATCAATTCCAACGTGGGACTCCGTTAATGCAAAGTCCAATGCGTTAGTGGCAAATGCGTCGTCGTAGACTTGTGAAAATTCAAAGTCTTCGGTTATGGGCTCTGGTCGACACATGGTCTTCCATTTAGGAAC